CTTTTTCAATTTTAGTAAGGTGACCAACTTTTCTTTGTGTTTTCCAGTAACATGTTGTTACTCTCATAAGTTCTCCTTCACCCCATGCAGTAACATCCTCACCTTCATTTAGTATTGAACTAATTACATCACCACCTCTTGCCGGGTCATTTGACCAATTACTTGCATACTGTCTGTAAGCTAGTCCTGGCATATTAGTATTCCACTTATGAGATCTTGATGGATCATAGTAAGAGCCATCATTCTGATAACCGTTAACTTGATACATAGCAGATCTTGCAGGATAAATCTTTTGTAAAGACTCTAGTTGATCCTTTGTCATAAGATAACCGTATCTATCTACCACATCAGCTACAGTCATTAAATCAATTTTACCAACAAAGTTTGAGTCAGATATATATCTTGTGTCTGGAGACTTTTGATAAAACGTAAGAACAGGATTCCATAACTCTACATCATAATCATCTTCTAACATACGGAAATGCCAAAACTCTCTATCAGTAATAAGCATATCTCTAAAAGCTCTTTCTTCAAGTTCTTGGAACTTAAATCTTTCCTCATCAACATTGGTTTGATGTGATGCCCATTCTTCTACTAAACTTCTATAATCTTTAGAAAAGAAGTCTTCAATCTCTGGTAAAGATCTTACAGCTTCTGGACTCATTTGTTGTTTTGCTTCTTCTGAGTTAGGGTCCATACCCATTTCTAACATCTTAGCTATAAGCTTTGCTTCAGCATCTGCAAGTAAATTTTCTTCTACTTGCATTCTTTTAGCTTCTAATAATTCATTATAAGATAAATCATCTACTGCTCTAAATTGCACCTTTGAATATCTCTTAGAAAATTCTCCAGATAGAACATTTATAACATTAGGGATGATAGGATAAAACTTGAGTTCTAAAGCAGAGTTATCTTCTTTAGTTAGTACATCCATTAAATCTTTGTACTCATTGTCTTCTTCAACAATGTAATCAGTTTTATCTATAATACCTTTTGCAAGTTTATAGTTCTTAAGCAATCTTCTTGCATTTAATCTTAAGAATTCAAGTCCTTGAAGTTCTAGCCAGTCCATGTTCCAGGCTCTCCAATCATCATCTTTCTTCTTAGCTGATAAAAATTGAATTGGTTGTGTAAGACTAGATGAGGTTGGATATCCTTCACCTTTAGCTCCACTCTTTAGTTGCATTGCATTTAATACTCTCATATTTATATCCTTATGGTATACGTGATTGCGTCATTCATATTAGTAGTAGTATATATATAAATATAACTATTATTACTTGTAGATGTTGAATAATATCTCATTATCTAAAGTTTTTAAATCCTGATCTTCTCTTCTTAATACTTGTTTTACTAGCCTTACGTCCAATATTACTAAATGGACTATACTTTAATTTAAACAAATTTTGGGAATTATCCAAGGGTTTTACACTATCAGATTCACGTCTTTTACTATAACCTCTATTTGATTGTTGTACTTTAGCAAAAGCAATAAGTGCACAGAATGAAACCATTCTATCCACGTTTAAACCAGGATAGTAGGCTAACATTTCTTTAATTAACATAGGATCCGGTATTCTTTCTACACCAAATGTTTGTCCAGTTACGTCACCATTTTGATCTGTTTCTTCATCTGTAACCTCTCTTAAAAATTCTAAACCATAAGATATTAAATGACTTTTAAATAATGTTCCTGTATTTTTCCATCCATATTCTTGGTATACAGTTCTATTAGATCCTAGGTCTTTTAAAAATAAGATCTGTTGTTTAGGTACAAGGTATTTTTGTTTTCTTCTAGATATCATATGTTGAATAAATAATGATATGTTATTCTCCACAACGGTCCAGGCATTGTACCATTCAACAATTTTTTCTAACTGCTCATGGGTTTTGTTAATATCATCATATCTACCACACCAAGAAGCAACAATCTTATCTCTTTCTATGAATGTTTCAAGTCCATTTGTTGTTTCCCTTGTAACCTCAACCGGATTTTTATAAACAAAAATACTACATAATGAATCTGACGTAGTTGTTTTACCTTCTGATACAGGGTCAATAGATGCATAGTAAGTTCCAAAATCTGGATTCTTTGTAGGTTTTTCCCATACAACTAAAACACCTGTTTTATCTACTTGTTTTTTATTTACAGGAAATTGTGATATAGGTATTTTGTTTGACTTCTTAGGAACTATACCTTTTTCATCTCTTTCTAATTCAATAAAATCATATGAATATTCTTTATCTTCTATTCTTTTAAGTTGTTTAGATAATAATCCTTGGGGAAATATTGACTCTTTTCTATAGGCAAATCCTTCTGCAATATTAGTTGGTTTCTGAGATATACGTAGTTGATACTGTTCAGGGTTTAACTCATCTTTCCATTTTTCTCTCTCAGCAAATATTGCTTCTAATGCTTCTTCTATTCTAGAATTACCATACTCATCTATGTGTGGAGGCATTGACCATTGTTCAGGTATAAATAAACCAGATAAACCTATTGTACCATCTTTGTCTAAAAGATTACTTTCTACTGCATATATATCATTTATAGTAGGATTTAATATCATTTCTTTTAATGGATTACACTGATCTAAGTCACCCACAGATCCAGCAGCTATGAACATACCTGTAGTCATCATACCTGAAGACATTGCTGGTCTTAGATATTCATATGTATCCATCATCTTAGGTGCAATACCTGCCTCTTCATGAAAGAAATATGTTGTAGGTCCACCAACACCTGTAGTAGCATTCTTCTCAAAAGATGCTCCTTGTATTTTAGACTTTAATCCTCTCTTTGTTTTTCTATTACCAACTTTAACTTCTATCTGTTGTTGCCAAAGCAAAACCTTTTCTGGATTACTTGGTCTGTACCATGCAGTATGTTCATTTAAAAAATCTTTATATTCATCTAAAAACTTCCAAGATCCTTTATCATTTATATAATCTTTTAATGACGCACCTATTTTACAAACACTACCAGCTTCAAACCAATATGTGTTAATAATTTTACCCATATGAAAATATGAACTTGCAATCTGTCTTTTCTTAAATATTGCACAATGTTTATTATGTACTTCTGCTAGTATCTCGTAAAGTGCCATATGGTATTGAGCATCTCTAACTTTAGCAAACCCATATTTCTTTTCCTCTTTATCAAAGATTGGTAAGAAATTTAACCACATATAATAATCTCTTGTTAGATACCAAGTCTTACCTTTTGACTTGTATATAACACCTTCTCTACATTTATCTTTTTCATCATTCCAATATTTGATAAAATCTTTTGATCTAAATGGTTTATCACAATAAAAACCTTTGTCATTAAAAGTTCTTGCTTCTTGATTAAACTTAAAAGATATCTCATCAAACTCATATTTACCTGGTTCTTTAAATAAACCAACTAAAAAAGATTTAAACTCTTCATCACCCATAGTGGTTTTTGTCCACTCACCATTATCATATGTTGGTATACTTCTCATTAATCTTTTAGGATAGCAAATACATCACCTTCATTAATAAGATAATGTTCTTCACCTTCATGTTGCATTTTAATTATAGATGCATTATCACTATACTGTATGATATCATTTGGTTTAATTTGAGCAACTCCTTCTCCAACACCTGCTACAACTCCTTTGGCTTCTTGCTTACGTTGTGACTCAGGAATTAATATTGTTGTGCCTTTAAAGTATGATGCTGCTTCTTGCGGTTTTACTAGGATCTTTCTTCCTACTGGTATTACTTTCATTTTTTTAATTGATTATAGTTAATATTAATATTGTCTATTGCTTTTCTTACAAACAAAGAATCTACACTTCTATATAAGCTTATTCTTCCACCTTTCAAGTCTTTTACTTTTACAGCTCTGGAATCTAAATTTGATATTTTACAATCAACAGATTGTCTGTCATAAACATTAGCCCAATATTTTTCATCTAATTCTAATAAATTAGTTATATAAAACATTTCATCTGGAACTCTAAAACCTTCAGTCCTTAATGACTTAAGATTATCTAAGATCATTTTAACGTGATGTCTTTTAAGTATAAAAAACTGTGATGCTTTATTTCCTGTTTTTCTAAGCTCATAAGTTTTAATCCAGCTTTTATTCTTTTTTATAATTTGCCAATATACTGAATCATATCTATATAAAGGTAATGAATCCCCGGATAATAAAATAAAATACTCATTCTTAGGATCTTTATAAGCTTCAGCTAACAATGCATTTGAAGCATCAACTAAACTCTTACTATACCTACCTTCTGTTTTAATATGATTCTTTATTTGTTTTGTGTGTATAAAAGAAGTGCTATTTTTATTTTTAACATTACTGTATATGTTACAACTATCTTTACCCTCTTCAAAAAATTCTTGCCATATATTTTTGTTAGATAAATCATTATAACACATGAAACAAAAAGCTAATTTTATATTTGGATCTGGTTTGTCACAAATAAATTTTTCTTTATCTTGGCTATAAATACAATTATAACTAGTTATATCTTTCATTCTTGGTATACCTAACTTATCTGCTACTTTATTCCAAACATCCGCTCTAGTATCCCATCCATCTCCTCTATTGAGCTCTCTTATCCCATCTTTCTTTGTACTATCTTTAGGGTTTGTACAAGTTATACTATCTACTATAGCAATATTTTTCAACTCTTTGTCTGTATCTGCAACCCATCCAGCTAATGTATCAATACCCCAACCAACAAGCTGAGGTTCAAAATATTCCATTAACTTTATCAATGTCTTTTTATTTAAAAGCATTGTATTAACTTCTACATAGTTACATAGTCTTATAAAACATTTAGGTTTTTGTTTATTACCTCTGTGTGATATCTTACTAAATGTATCAAATGAAGGACCACAAATATCAAAATCCATGTATTCTGATATCCTAAACATTTCATTAATTTTATCTGTAGATATCTTTATATCATCATCAAGAATAAAGAATCTCTCATAACCAGATAAGTCTTCAGAGTTATAAAGTTTGTAAAAGTTTTGAAATTTATAACCCTTAGATCTAACACACTTGTCTAGCTTAACAGCTATAGCATTATACCTATCATCATCATCACCGTAATATGTAGCCCAAACATCATAGTTTCTATTATCATCTAACCATAAAGAATCAA